TTATTCATAAGCTTTCCCTATTCTTTTGCCAACAACAGCTCCTTGTTCAAACTTCGAGTTTTTTATATCGACGATCAATACTCCTTTTAGTCCAGATACACCTTCTTTTTTAGCTTCTTCAAGAAATTGTGAAGCAAGCGTATCATATCCGGAAGCAGATTCAGCGTCAATGGCAATCACTAAATAGCCATTATCGGTAACAGTTGCTTTTTCACAGGTGAATCCTGTGATGGTGTTGATATATTTATCTGCGCCTGTTATTTCTGTTTTGCCACCTTCGCAGGAGAAGGTGATTATAATTATCATTAAAAATAAAATTTTCTTCATGCTATTTATAATTTAATTTGTTCTTTAATTCATTGAATATGTCCGGATTTTCAAAATCTACCCAATGATATTTCTTGTATCTGTCTCGGTCGAAACTGTCTTTCTTCTCATATATAATCAAACATTGCTTATCACATAGAACAATGACGGAAGAATCCAATAGTAGGGCGTATGAACGTGCCTGCAAGAATGCTTCTTCCACCTCTCGATTATTTTTCATGTGAAGTTTGGCTTCAATCAATACTTTTGCTCGTTCATAGTCTGGCTTATTGTCATAATGTAAGGCATAATCTGGGAATACCCTATGGCCCCGTCCTGCATGTATTGGCAATTGGCGAATGAAATCTTTGTTTTCATACCATTCCATAGAGTTAAGCAAAGGTTCTAATAACTGTTGTTCTACGTCTCGTTCTATCTCTATACTTACATTCTTGGGTAGTGTAGGAGTATATAGCTTCGGTAGGGTATCTGTATCAAATCCTTTTGCCTTTATCATTCGCAGGAGTTCTGAATAATCCTCGCTACTCATTGGCCATCCGTTCACACCTTGGAATTTCTTTCTGACAAGGGGGTGCTTTGAAAAGTATTTGTCTGTTTGAAGTTCTTTCAACGTGATACGAGGAATGTCTATTTTGTCACCTATGTAGGTGTTACTGTAATAATGAAAGAATGGATCTATAACACCATCCGCTTGTGCAATCCAGATGCAAGTAATTGCGCTGATTGGTGATGTCTCGTAGTGAATAAGGATATCACCCTTTTTTGTCTCTGGGTTAGCTTGCCAAAAGGTCTTATCAAGCTTTTCCTCAATTGGGTATGTCTTGCCTCCAATGAACCATGCTTGCGCTGGATGCGGTATGTTAGTCTTTTCTTTTGGGATAAAATTCGGTGCGTAGTCATATAAGAAAGCGCATAACTCATCTGGTGAAAGATTGTTATCTAGTCTAAATTTGTAGAATACTTCGCATAAATCCCAATAATATAAACATCGAGATTTGTAATCTGACTTCTTCGGGATTGAAGGTAAATCAATATCAAAGGCATCTGCTATTTGGTTCAATTCAAAGATTCTGCATCTAAATAGGTTGGGAATGAAATATTCAGGCGAAAAATAATAGAGCAAGAAGGATAATATGTCATTTGCTGATAACATCAAATTATATTCTCCTTTTTTTATAATAGACTCACCGTCTTTGTCATAAATTCCTGATAAAATAAGTGAGATGTAAAACTTTTGGGCTTCCTCTATACTTACGATTTCTTTTGCTTCCTCAAAAATCACCGACCAAAATAAACCACAAGTGTCAAGAAAGTAGTCTTCTGAGAAGAATTGCGCAGAATATGGATTGTATTTGGTAAATAAATCATATTCTGTCATTTTCTCATTGGCTTCTTCAAATTCCTTTATAGCCTTCTGCCCATCAGGTGATTGCTTGTATAGATTCCAGGTGTATTGATTGAATTTCATAACTAAAATCTTTTGACAGCTCCTAATACTTGGAATATAGTCCTAATCATTTTTACCGGGAGTTGTTGCGAAGAGTATTCTGGTGACTTGTTTGATGGAACAAGGGTATAAGCATCATCTGTTTTTCCGGCTCCTAATCTTTTAATAGTACGCATATCGTTTGTTGTAACAATAGCATATACTTCTCCAAGCGGAAGGAATGACAGGTCTTCTATCTTTTTCAATGCTATCATATCACCATGATTAATTTCCGGTTCCATTGAGTGGCCGGTTACGTTGCACCAACATGTTGCATCATCGTACTTCTTGAAATCTATTAGGTATTCAGGATTGATAGTTTGGTCGTTCAAAACCAAGTCGAAACCTCCGATAAAATCCACGTTATAATAGGGTACTCCTTTTGTGTAGCTTATTTTAGGTACGTCTTCCTCATTATTGTTATGGGTTAACATTTCCCCCTTACCCGCGAGAAGCCATTCAGCAGATAAATTATCTACTACATTGATTATTTTTTCAAGCATATCAGCAGAAGGCTTTGATTGTCTTTTGTCACTAAGATAGTTCGAGATACTTGTAGGTGCTATCTCTATTGATTTAGCGAACTTTGCTTTGTTTCCATCAAATAGTTTATCTACAATGGTTTGCAATCTTTCGTTTATACTTGACATACTCTATTGATTATTAAATATGGTTAATTATAGAAGAAATATACTCGATAGATTTGCTGATAATAATCAATATAGTATATTTGCATCATCATTCATTCAATCACGATACAAAGATAACAGAATGGTTGATACAAGTAAATAATATAAACACATTAAAATACACGGTTATGGCACGAAATTACGAAACGGCACTTGCAGAACTCGACGGTTTGAAAGCTGAACTTGCAGAGATTGAGGCAATGACAGACGAAGAGGCTTGCTATAAATATAATGTAGATAGTAAATCTGATATCGTGGATGAAAAGACAGAAGAGATCGCTTATCTCAAAAAAGAGGTAGACTATCTTACCCCAATGGACTTTAACGCCGATCCTGCGATTGAGATATTCGGCAGCTATGAAGCAATGAACTCATATTTATACTAACACATAAACACACGCACGATTATGAAAACTTCAAATTTTAGACACAAAGTATTTTGCATGGCTTACGAACTTATGAAAGCAACAGGTAAAGCGTTCGCGGTATGTCTTTCACGCGCATGGGCATTGTACCGTTTGACAAAACAAATGCACAAAGGTATCGTATCATTCGCCTATGAAAAGTCTGATGGTTCACTTCGCAAAGCCAAAGGTACGCTTAAAGACATTCAGAATCTTATCAAAGGTACTGGTTCTGAAAACTACAAGACGGTTCGCTATTTCGATATTGAGGCGAACGGATTCAGATCGTTCAAAGTAGAAAACTTCATAACGATTTACTAAAGCAAAGGGCATGAGCCGAAAGTGTTCGGCTGGTGAAGAAAGGCGTTTCTGACCGGGTTCGATTCCCGGATGCCCACAGTAAGTTCTTTGTCTTATTTCAACCTTAGCACTCGCAGAAATGGAGTTTAAGCGAAAGGATTACAAAGTATAATGTATAAACGTGGTGAGCTTTGAGCCATGACCCACAGGGATACATTATAGATAAAAGAATTGTCAAAGGGGCAAGTTCCTTGCGGTGTTATGTGTCAGACATTGGTTAACCGTTGCCTCTTTTCAAAATACAACCTGGTTCTGAAAGCGCGACGCTGCCTATCGGATGGGCTGCCGGGTACAAATAAAATAAATGATATGGAAGTTTTAGGTGTATTTATATTCGCAGGTGGTGCTTTTGGAGCACTTTTTTTTCATCAATATGCCGATGGTTACAAACCTTATCTTATTATAAGAAACTTTTTAATAGCTGTCGCTATATCAGGTCTTATAGTTTTTGCTATAGGCCTTTATAGGTACTCCAAAATGCCTATTTATGAATATAAAGTAAGTGCGCATTATATTGATGGTAGCACAAAGACGCTATTATTTGATAGTAAATATGATCCTAAAATAAACGCGGCTCGTGGGACATATTGGATTGAATACGGCGCATATACAGAACTTGGCGTTGTGAGGTTTGAAATAATAAGCAAGAAGAAAAGATAATTAAAATATCATAGCACATGAATTACAACATTGAACTAAAACATCAAGAAAAAGACAATCAATTGACAATATCCATACATGTTGAAGATTTGCCAATCAATTGTCTGAAAAATTTGGAGTACATAAAAGAAGATGCCGAGAAAGCGGTTACTTCTTACTTGGACCTTTTACGTGGAGAGAAAGTTAGTCATGAAAAGTCTCCAGATAATCAGTGAAGCATTTCAAAAGGAACAAGAAATTTTTAAAGACATCGTTTTCTTGCGGAAACGTTTTAATTATACACCCTTTGCATTTATTTGGCAGATCTACCAACTCTCTATTTAAAGGCAGATTTGGATCAAATGAATAAACCAAGTGGGTAAATTTTATAGCTTGTTCATATAACGGTTGTCCATCAAGAAACATCTTGCTTATTGATGGTTCAAAGGTGTTATACTCGTCAAGTAAATCTTCGACTTTAGAACGAATGTCTTTAGCCATGCTCAGGTACTTTTCTGATTTCATACTTCTTAATTTTTAAAGTTTGCACCACAAAGTTAAGAAAACCCTCTGAAGAGGCGCGAAGCTACTGATCGAATCAGCCGGAGGGCACAAATCAAATCAAACAGTCATGAAGGTAATTTTTTATTCAAGAGTGCAGCTAATTTTATTCATCTGCGCAGTACTGATGTCGGCTACCTGTTTTGTTGGCATGTTCTTTAATCCGTTTCACGTATTAACATTCGTGATGTCGGTTATTCTAATGATCGCCATTTATAAAGAAAAAAGTTGGTAACTATTAATAATAATGTATATGGAAACAAAAGGTATTGAAGAAATGACAAGAGAGGAACTGATTGAATTGGTGTCGTCTCTTAATAAAGACCTCGAAAGTACAAAAAAGGACCTCGAACTTTATAAAGATTGGAAAAATCGAGAAGAAGCTGCCAAAGTGTTAGCTGAAAAGAAAATGTTGGCTATTAAGGCTTTTCTTGAAGTTGTTTAATTCGTTTTGTGTTTAGGTTAGCAAAAGCAGCCGGGTGAAAACCCCGGCAAACGGGCGGGCGTATGGAATGCTCTGCACACAGCCGGAAGTGTGTATGCCGGATCGTTACCGGTTCCGTCCACATTCAATTAAATATAATCAGTTTATGGAGAAAAAAGTGGAAATTATGCCTCGTATGAGAGACTTAAAGAAAGGGAAGAAAGTAGAATTTCCTATCGATAAAGTCTGCACAGTGCGCAACAATGTTTCATTGCTTAATGCACAAGGGTACAAAAATGGACATAAGTGGAGATCGGAAACTAATGTTCCGAAAGGGATAGTTACAGTATTTAGAGATTCCTGATTCAAACTTTACATACACACGATTATGAAAGTATTTACCGAGTTAACGCCCGAATGTGACATTACAGCACAAATGTACGCAGCCGGGTATGAAAAAAAGGAGATTGCCGTATTGAAGCATCGTGCAGTAAGTACGATAAATAACCAGCTTCAGACAGCATTTTTAATTTTGGGTGTTCGGAATGGGAGGGAGTTGGCATTAAAGTTAGCCGAGAGGATATCAGGTATCCGGTTGACGCTGGACTTTTCGCCGGCCATGAGATCATTTGTTGCTTGTGTACTTTTGATTATTCTTTGTGTTGATAGTCATTTAGACATGAAACGGCAACAAATCCGAACCCGTTCTAATGCCAATGTAGAACTTATCGCCCGTGTTCGTGTAAGAATTAGAGGGCGTAATATGCCTTTATTATATGGAACTTGACGTTTGGCAATTACAGAAAATAATAAAAGCGGCCGCGAAAGAAGCTGTCAGCGAATATGCGATCTCCAAGGATCCGGTCATTGATGAGATTACGGAAACGCAAGCTATACGACTTGGATTTGGTAGAAGGTGGTTGGCTCATCAGTGCGCTACGGGAGCATTGACTTGGAAAAGGGCTGGTGTACATAGGAATAGTCCTAAAGTTTATTCGCTGAAGAAACTTAAAGAATTGAAGGATGGTATAGATCCTTTATTGAAGTCTCTAATATAATTACTAACTAAAAATATAACAATCATGAGTTTAATCAGAAAATCAACGGAATTGAATATTCCAACAAACGTAAAGATGATGATTTACGGTCAAGCAGGTATGGGTAAGAGCACAGTAGCTTTGAGTGCACCAAAGCCTCTGTTGTTGGATTTTGACAATGGTGTTAAGCGTATGAATATGGCTCATTTGGAGAATATTGACACTGTACAGGTCACTTCTTGGAATGATGTTCAGCTGGTTTTGCAAGAAGATTTGTCTGTTTATCAGACTATTGTGGTTGATACCATTGGTAAGATGATGGATTTTATCATCACTTATAAATGTGGAACCAGGCAGCCATCTATTCGAGATTGGGGCGGTATCAATGCTGAATTTTCTTGGATGACAAGAACGCTATCAAGTCTGAAGAAACATATCATTTTTGTTGCCCATCGTGACACAAGAAAAGAGGGTGATGATACGGTGTTTATTCCTGCCTTACGTGAGAAGTCCTACAACTCCATCGTCACCGAACTTGATTTGTTAGGTTACTTGGAAATGAAGAGTGAGAGAGGAGTGCAGAGACGTACTATTACTTTCGATCCGACATCAAGGAATGACGGAAAGAATACTTGTAACTTGCCTTCAGTGATGGAAGTACCTACCATCCTTGACAAAAACGGCAATCCGACGACCAAGAATGATTTTATCTCTACTCGGATTATTGCTCCATATCTTACTATGTTGCAATCAAAAAAGGCTGAACAAGAAGCATATAACAAAGTGCTATCTGATATAACAGGTTGTTTAGAATTAGTTGCCGACGCAGCTTCAGCGAATGACTTTATCGCCCATATTGATGATTTCAACCATGTGGGAAGTTCAAAGATGAAAGCCTCAATGATGTTGGCAGCTAAGGCGAAAGAATTAGGACTGATTTTTAACAAAGAGACTAAAACTTATTCAGATGCAGCCTAAGTATAAGATATATGCTACATTATTGGATTCTTACTTCAATTACCTTAATAGCGATGTCATATATGAGCGTTATTATGGGTGGAGTGAGAATCCGCCTTGTACAGAAGAAGAGTTTCAGCAGAAGCAGTTCCAAGAACTGATAGACCGTATTAACCGTAAACCGTTTGACAGCGAAGCTGCCGACAAGGGTACGGCTTTTAATGAGGTCATTGACTGTATGATTGAGAACCGGAAATCTGAAACGGTGCAGGTAGAAAAGATATATTCTGATATAGGGAATGGCGAGCAAAAGGTTATAGCCTTGAAAGCCGTTTATAACAATCGTTCATTTGTCTTTCCTATATCCCTTTGTCGTGAGTTCGCAAATTACTACAAAGGGGCGTTGACGCAGCAACGTGTAGAGGCAATCCTTCCGACTGCATACGGCAATGTATTGGTTTACGGTCTGATTGACGAACTGATGCCTACCAGTGTTCACGACATCAAAACAATCGGTAGTTATACCGTGGGAAAGTTCAAAGATCACCACCAGCATTTAGTATATCCATACGCTTTAATGAAGAACGGTTCTGATGTACGGACATTTGAGTATAACATTGTAGAGTTCAACAAAGGCGGCTATGTGGTAGATACCTATACAGAAACATACGTTTTCAATCCTGAACGTGATATTCCTATTCTTACTAATCATTGTGAGGAGTTTATCCGGTTCTTGGAAGAAAACAGAGCACTTATAACCGATACTAAAATCTTTGGAAATGGATGATATACGACTTGAAAAATGAATACCAAATACCCAAGTTTAAGGAGTATGTAAATAAACTGTTCAAGGAGCGGGCCGTTGTGGAAGTAAAAAAGAAGCTTCCTAACCGCACGCTTGCCCAAAACAGCTACTTGCATCTTCTTTTAGGGTATTTCGGTAGTGAGTACGGTTGCAGTCTCGACGAAGCAAAAATTGATTTTTATAAGAGGACTTGCAACCGTGATTTGTTTGAGAGAAAGACGGTCAACAAGAAAGGTAAGGAAGTAACTTACTTAAGAAGTTCTGCCGAGCTGACAACAGGTGAAATGACTTTGAGTATTGACCGTTTTCGTAATTGGAGTGCCTCAGTGGCAGGTATCTATCTGCCGGCTGCAAATGAACATCAAATGCTGATATACGCCCAGCAGGAAATACAAAGAAATCAAGAATTTATTTAGTTATGATAGAAACAAGAAAAACAGAAATCCGGTATGTGACATCTGACCCAAAGAAGATGCTCAACATGTATCTTGCAAAACGTGTCCTCAAAACATGGGAGGAATCTTTCATTGATGAAGATACCGGTGAAACAGTAACGATTGAACGGAATGAAATTCTTTTCGACCGTGGTACGCTGATAGACCAAAACATTTTGGCGAAAATTCGTTTCAGCATGGAAGCTGACGGTATCAGGGAAGTGGAAGTCAGCAATCAGAACCGTTTGGCGTTCGAGAATGAAAATAATGTGTTATATCCGCATATTGCCCAAGCGGAAATAGGAGGTAAGAAAAGCAAGTTCCTGCTTTACGCAACAGGGTTGGAGAATGCTTGCCTTATCTTGAAAGACTATATCGAACTAAACTATTTGTTCGGATTCACTCTGACTATGGTAAAAGAGTTCGATTCCTGTGTAATTCTCACCGATACTTTGAAAGAACGCAAGGTGGACGACGCTTCGATAGCCTACCTCAAAGAAGAGATTACTACAGAAGAATATCTTGATAAGATGGATGAAGAGAATCAGGAAGATGAAGAATCCAAGCCTGACGAAAGGAAGTTCTACCAAATTGAGACGAAAATTACCTTCATGAATGGAGAAAATGAAGATGAAAGAGTTCAAACTTTTGTCGTGAACACTTTTAACGTTGATAGGGCGATGATGCTTATTACTCACTACCTCAAAAATAAAGAGGAAGAATGTGAGAAACAAGCCAAAGAAAATGGACATGAGTTTAGGAAGAGGGAAATCCATACAGCTATAGAATCGGCAAAACCTATTCCGGTAGGACGGTTTATTCCGAAAGAGTTTTCAATGGCTTATATGGAATAACTTTGTTAACCTGCCTGTCCGGTCTGTGAAGATGGGGCGGGCGAAAATGGGGGTGCGCAGTGGAGTGCTTTTGACTTTCGAGAGGTGCACATGGTAGAAAGTACGGTACGTGAGATATAAGGAGTAATTAACCTTAGAAGTAGCGCAAAAGGATAAGTCCTTAATTGGGTGTTCGAATCGCCCCATCTCCACATAAATGTGAGCCACACATAAATGGCAAGGGTTAGTAAATAATGGTTGTGCCCCGGAGAATACGCTTCGGGGCTTTTAATTGGGAAAGATTATGAGAATAGACAAAATTAAGACAGTAGGTCAGCTTAGAAAGGTTATTGAGAATCTTTCCGATGACTACGAAATCGAGATGCGTATCAGACGCAAATTGACGGATGAAGACATAATTAAGTTGCATAAAAAGTACGGTAAGATATATCCTTATCCATACGAAACAAGTTATTCAGAACTTGAATTTGATGATGTAGGTGTGTCTGACAAAGTATTATGCTTGGGAGTTGAACTAAAAGAATAATATGCCGTACTACATAAAACGAACAAAGGCTAAGAAGAAAGACAAGCCTTTACCTCTGTTTGATAAAGCGGGGGTAACAGTGAAAAAGAAGCCGGATTTGAAAGCTAAGCTCGACAAAGAGTTTTCCCTTTTTATCCGGCTTCGTGATGCAATGCCAAACGGGTATTTTCGATGTATCAGTTGCGGGCAAATAAAGCCCTTTGAACAAGCTGATTGTGGCCACTATTTCAGTCGTACACATTTGGCGACCCGTTTTGATGAAAACAATTGTCATGCCGAATGCCGACACTGCAATAGATTCAAAGCCGACCATTTAGAAGGGTATCGGGTGAATCTGATTGATAAAATCGGACAACAGAAATTCGCTTTACTAAAAGTGAAAGCTGCTGGTACTACTAAAATGACTGATTTTGAGTACGAACAATTAATCAAGTATTACAAAACACTGAACAAGAAGTTACGAAAGGAGAAAGGTGTATGAGTTATATTTTGCGTGATTATCAACAACAAGCTTCTGATTCAGCCGTTACCTTCTTCAACAACAAGACGAAGAAAACAAACGCCATCATGGTGTTACCCACCGGTAGTGGAAAGAGCCTTATCATAGCTGACATAGCTTCAAGACTTGACGGTCATACATTGGTATTCCAGCCGAGCAAGGAAATTCTTGAACAGAACTTCAAGAAACTTTGTTCTTACGGGATTCTCGATTGTAGCATTTATTCCGCCTCCTTCAATTCAAAAGAGATAAGCCGGATAACATTCGCAACCATCGGTAGCGTGAAAAGCCATCCGGAACTTTTTGCCCACTTCAAGAATATTATCGTGGACGAGTGTCACCTTGTGAATCCGATAGAGGGAATGTACAAGGATTTCTTCGATGCTGTGAAGTGCAAGGTTCTTGGATTAACGGCAACGCCATATCGTTTGAGTTCCAGCCGTGACTTCGGCTCTATGCTAAAATTCATAACCCGGACAAAGCCCCATGTGTTTTCAGAGGTCATTTATCATGTACAGGTATCGACCTTGCTTGATATGGGCTATCTCTCAAAGGTGAACTACTATCCGATGAATCCTACCGGATGGAACGAACTCAATTTGAAGATAAACACTACCGGAGCCGACTATACCGATAAGTCAGTCCAAAAGGAATATGAACGGATAGACTTTTATAGTTACATCGTTCATATCGTCCAAAGGCTGATGAATCCGAAAGCAGGAGGCAAGAGGAAGGGTATTTTGGTATTTACCCGGTTTTTGAAAGAAGCGGAACGATTGACGATGTCCATACCCGGATGTGTCATTGTTTCCGGTGATACTCCAAAGAAGGAACGTGAAAGAATACTCGAAATGTTCAAGGTCGGGGAAATACCTGTAGTAGCCAATGTTGGTGTACTTACTACCGGCTTTGATTACCCAGAACTTGACACAGTTGTTATGGCCAGACCTACCATGTCGCTTGCGATGTATTACCAGATTGTAGGCCGTTGCATCCGTCCATACAAAGGAAAGACGGCGTGGTTTGTGGATTTATGCGGTAACATCAACCGTTTCGGTGAAGTTTCCGATTTGCATTTGAAAGATACTGGAAATGGCAAGTGGGCGGTATTCTCGAAAGGACGACAATTGACAAATGTAAGATTTTAGGATATGGCAAGGAAAAGTGACCGTCCGGTTATCAGACCGGACACCTGTTCGAAATGTTGTCACGGGACACCGGTTCCGGTAATGAAAGGCAATCCCAAAGTGGTTTATTGCAATTTTTTCAACAAACGTTTTGTTGCGGATAGCAAACGAAATTGTGATTATGCGATTTGATTATGGAATATTACATACCTATTAGCAGGCGACTATTTGAGCACCAATTGTGGTGCGAAGAGCGCATATATTCGAGGTTTGAAGCATGGCTTGATTTGATTCAGAGCGCACGATTTGAAGACACGAAACAACTTATCGGCAATAGGTTTATAGAGGTTAAGAGGGGCCAGATTCTTGCTTCATTGCGGTTTTTAGCTGGTCGTTGGCAGTGGTCTACAAAGAAGGTAAATTCATTCTTGGATCTACTGATACAGGACAAAATGATAATAAAGGAAACACCAAAGGAAACAGGACAAACCGTTATAACTATCTGTAATTACGATAAATACAATTCGCAAATCATACAAGAGGAAACGGAAAAGAAACAGCAAGGAAACACTAAGGAAACACCTCGGAAACAGCAAGGAAACAAAGTTAATAAAGATAAGAAAGAAAATAATATAGGAGATTCTGACGAATCTCTTGTATGTGGGACTTCGCAGCCCCACGCCGAACATATCGATTACTCCGAACTTGTCAAATTCTTCAATGAAGAAACAAAAGGTGTATTTGGTACGGTCAGGACTCCGCTTTCTGATAGCCGTAAAGGGATGATTAACGCACGTATAAAATCTTATGGCAAAAAGACGTTTGCCGACATGATTCATAGGGCATACCAAAGCGATTTCTTGAAAGGGCAGAACAAAAAAGGCTGGACAGCATCTTTCGATTGGCTTATCAAACCAACGAATTTTGAGAAAGTAATATCAGGTAATTATGACAACAAGAATAGCAGAAACTATCCGGCAATTCCAAACGGGGCAAAATCACGAGAGGAACAAACAGACCGTGAAATCCTCGAATATGCCGCAAAAGCTTTCGGAAAGGACACGGTTAGTAGTAAATAGATACGGGGACGGTGAAAGTTTCGCTAAAAAGTTCAATCCTTCATTACAGGTTGTATGTGCTCAAAATGTGGAACGTTCGTTCAAGGGGAATGCGCCTTCATTGGCTTTGCTCGGAGAAACCTATCCAGATGAACAGGTGAATACTTGGATAATTGCTCAACTGATGGACTTGTACAAGTTTGCCGGTGTAAAAGAGAAGCCTACATTCCAACAGGTTTTGGAGCTTTCCGTGATGATACGTGTGGAATACTATTACCTGAAAGCTTCCGAATTGTTGCTTTTTTTCTTCAAGTTGAAAGCTGGCGAATATGGCACCTTTTACGGTGTTGTGGATCCTATGGTGATCATGTCTGCTCTAATTGAGTTCAAAGCATACAGAAAAAGGCAACTGGAGAAATACGACCGGGAAGAACAGGAAAGACAACGAGAAAAAAGATACGAGAAGCAAGACAAGAACTCCGTACCATTTCCGGATCATTTGGAGTTTCTGAAAAAGATTATGGAATCAGAATAATCAAGCTAAGAAAATGAAAACAGTAGAAAAGTTAAGAATAGCACCTATTGGCACCATTGTAAACTTCGCAGATCGGACACTGATAATAAAGCGTTTCCGAGCTATCGTAAAGGGTAAAATGGTAATTTGTCGCGGATGCGTTTTCCGTAGCAAGGGTGGTGCGAATAGTTGCAAGTATATGACGGCTTGTTTTGCCAAATATAGACCGGATAGTGAGAGTGTGGTGTTTGAGGAGGTGGATACAAAATTGAAATAATTAAAATTATCATGGAATATATAGAATTTCTAAGAAACAAGATGGCTATCAGTCATCAAACGGGGTTTTATATTAATTCGGAAGAAATTACCCCGACATTATACCCTCATGTAAAAGATACCGTTCGTTGGGCGGTTGCCGGTGGATGCCGTGCTATATTCTCCAGCTTCGGTATGCAAAAGACAGTCACCCAGCTGGAAATACTTCGGGTAATCTTGAACCATAAAGGAGGCAAGGGATTGATCATTTGCCCTAAGCGTGTGGTAGTCGAGTTCCTAACACAAGCGGAACAACACTTGCACATGAAAGTAACCTATGTCCGAACTATGGCAGATGTGATGATATGTCCTACCGACATCATGGTAACAAACTACGAACGTGTGCGTGATGGTGAGGATGGAGTGAGAATAGATCCGTCCTATTTTACTGCAACATCATTGGATGAAGCCAGCGTGTTGCGCGGATTCGGCACCAAGACCTATCAGGAGTTTCTACCGTTGTTCTCGGGTGTCCCTTACAGGTTTGTCGCTACGGCTACACCTTCGCCAAACAGATACAAGGAACTTATACATTATGCTGGTTATCTTGGTGTGATGGACACCGGACAGGCTCTTACTCGATTCTTTCAGCGAGACAGCACGAAAGCGAATAACTTGACACTTTATCCGCATAAGGAAAAAGAATTTTGGTTGTGGGTATCTACATGGGCGTTGTTCCTAACCAAGCCTTCCGACCTCGGTTATCCGGATACTGGCTATGAGTTGCCTGAACTCCGTGTACATGAAGAGATTGTGAATGTGGACAATTCTACGGCTGGAGCTGATCGTGACGGACAGGTGAAAATGTTTCGTGAGGCTGCTCTCGGACTTGCTGACGCGGCAAAAGAACGCCGAGATAACATGCAGGAAAAGATTGCCCGTGTGGTAGAGATAATCAATCGCCCGGAAAACAAGGACGACCATTTCCTTTTATGGCATGACTTGGAAGCTGAACGGCTGGAACTATGCAAAGCGATTCCAGGTTGTAAGGCTGTCTATGGTTCACAAGACGATGAAGAAGCCGACAAGGTAATATCCGACTTCAAAGATGGCCGGCTGAAATACCTTGCAGCTAAACCGGAGATGCTTGGTGAAGGTCTGAACTTCCAGTATCATTGTCATAAAGCAATCATGTTCATTGACTACCGCTTCAACGATAAGTTCCAAGCGATAGCCCGTATATACCGCTTTATGCAGCAGCATCCCGTTGATCTCTATCTGGTCTATGCCGAAAGCGAGGGTGAAATATTTAAGAGCTTCATGCAGAAATGGGCACAACACCGGGAAATGGTCGCAAATATGACTGAAATTGTCCGGCATAACGGTTTGTTCGGTTTGCAGGCCGAGGAAAAGATGATGCGCTGGATGTTCGCCAGTCGGGAAGAAAAATCCGGCAAGTTGTGGAAAGCAATCAATAACGATAATGTATTGGAATGTCAGAAGATGGAAAGTAACTCTGTAGATCTGATCGTAACCAGTATCCCGTTCTCAAATCATTACGAATACACGCCTACATACAATGACTTTGGGCACAATGAAGATAACGATAAGTTCTTTGAACAGATGGATTATCTTACACCAGAGTTAATGCGCATTTTGAAACCGGGTCGGTTGGCCTGCATCCATGTGAAAGATCGTGTTTTGTTCGGCAACGCCACGGGGGACGGTATGCCAACTATTGACCCGTTCAGCGAAATGACAGTATTTCATTACATGAAGCATGGCTTCCGATATATGGGGCGCATTACGGTCGATACTGACGTGGTGAGGGAAAACAACCAGACCTACCGTTTGGGCTATACCGAGATGTGCAAGGATGGTTCCAAGATGGGAGTCGGATGCCCTGAATATGTATTGCTATTTCGCAAGTTGCCTACCGATACCTCACGTGCTTATGCCGACCGGCCTGTTAAGAAGGACAAGAGCGAATACTCGCTGGCCCGTTGGCAGATCGATGCCCATGCAAGTTGGAAGTCTTCCGGCAATTCATTGTTGTCATACGAAGATATGAAAGGTGCTGGAATAGATAAGATTCGGCGTTTGTTCCGTAACTACGAACGTGAACATATCTACAACTATGAAGAGCACGTTTCATTTGCTGAAGAGCTGGATGCATACGGGAAACTGCCAAAGACATTTATGGCCGTTGATCCGGTAAGCAAAAAGGATTGGATATGGGATGATGTGGCCCGTATGAGAACGCTTAACACAAAGCAATCACAAAAGAAACGACAAAATCATATTTGTCCTCTTCAGTTAGATATCGTTGAAAGGCTGATTGAACGGTACTCGAACAAAGGAGAATTGGTATTTGACCCGTTCGGAGGTATCGGTACTGTCCCTTATTGTGCTATCAAGTTAGGTCGTAGGGGACTTTCAACAGAACTCAATTATGATTATTGGAAAGACGGGCTTTCTTATCTGCGGGAAGCGGAGATGGAAGTAGAAGCTCCTACATTGTTTGATTTAATGGCTATATGATTATGAAACAATACAATAATTGGGAAGAAATAGACAAAGACACAGACGGACTTGTTACTTCATTGACTTACATTGTCCTCTTCGTAAATGATCAAGTTTATAATTACGCACTTAATATTTACGATAGTTGCCGTAATACTCCATACTACAGGCGTGGAGTAAAGAAGAACATAAACGAATTGAAAAGATTCATGGAATCGTACAATACAAACATTTGCAGGATTGCGAATGTCAATGTTGAAACGCTTGCGGTTATAACGCAAAGCATGGAAGACGATATTAAACCTCATATCGACAAATACGGGTTTGCCATAAGTCAGACGCTTTTAAATAATGGATGTTCAGGAGAACTGAACCATCTAATATCAATCGCTTCTACTATTGATATGTTATGCCAAACATCCAAGATTACAATACGTGATTTTTACATATCAATGCGAAAATTGGTCCCAATAGCTGTGAATCCTTTGGCTTGGCTGTCTATTGACAAAGCCATGTTTTACGCAAGAATGATAACGGATAATCTAACCCCAAAGGATGTAAGCATTAATTTGAACGATATACCTGCTATATCTACGGCATTTCAAGCTATTGCCAATAAAATGTTAAGTCCGGATGTGTTTGAAAAGGCGTTTAATGAATGCCTAACAAGATAGTGAAATGAAAAAGTTATTATACATAGACCTTTTTTGCGGTGCCGGTGGAACTTCTACCGGCGTGAACACAGCGCGTCTTCATGGCGAACAGTGCGCAGAAGTCATTGCGTGTGTCAATCACGATGCGAATGCCATTGCGTCACACGCTGCAAATCATCCGGACGCGCTTCACTTCACAGAAGACATCAGAACGCTTGAACTGTCACCACTTGTGCATCATCTTCAGAAGTGTCGCACGAAGAACCCTGACGCACTTGTTGTGCTATGGGCATCGCTTGAATGTACGAACTTCAGCCGTGCAAAAGGCGGTCAGCCACGTGACGCAGACAGCCGGACACTTGCAGAACATCTTTTCAGATACATCGAAGCAATAGACCCCGATTATATTCAAATCGAGAATGTCGAAGAATTTATGTCGTGGGGTGAACTTGATGAAAACGGAAAGCCGGTGTCAAAAGACCGTGGCAAGTCATATATCAAGTGGGTGAACAACGTGAAGAAATACGGCTACAACTTCACGCATCGCATACTGAACGCAGCAGACTTCGGCGCATACACATCGCGCAAACGCTTCTTCGGCATCTTTGCGAAGAATGGTCTGCCGGTTGTGTTCCCGAAACAGACACATTGCAAGACAGGTGCAGCAAGTTTGTTCGGCACAATGCCGAAGTGGAAGCCAGTGCGTGAAGTTCTTGACTTTGAAGATGAAGGCAAATCAATCTTCAACCGAAAGAAACCGCTTGCAGAAAAAACGCTTGAACGCATATATGCCGGACTGATTAAGTTTGTCGCAGGTGGCAAAGATGCCTTTATGGTGAAATACAATTCGATGAACCAACGCGGAAAGTATGTGCCGCCGTCACTTGATGAACCCTGCCCCACTATCGCGACACAACAGCGTCTTGCACTTGCATCAGTGTCTTTTCTGTCAAAGCAATTCAGCGGTCAGCCTGACAGCAAGAACGTGTCTGTCGAAGAACCGGCAGGAACAATAACGACTATTGACCACCACGCATTTGTGAAAGCGCAATTTATTGTAAACTATCGCTTCAATAATACAGGTCATTCTATTGAAGACCCAGCACAAACGATATGCACGGTAGGTCAAATTGGTGTTGCATCTTGCAGTTTCATCGCAAATGAGTATTCGGGCGGTGGTCAGCTTTCAAGCATCGAACAGCCCAACCCGGCTGTGCTGACGAACCCGAAGCAGAAACTTGTCACCGTGAAGCAGCACTACTTGATGAACCCACATTTTGCGTCAAATGGCGGTTCTGTCGATAAACCGTGTTTCACGCTCATCGCAAGAATGGATAAAATGCCGCCATATCTTGTCACGACTGAAACCGGCGAAGTCGCTATTGAAGTCTATGAAACAGACAGTCCTATGACTGTCAAAATCAAAGAATTTATGGCACTTTACAACATCATAGACATCACTATGCGTATGCTGAAGATTGATGAACTGAAGCTGATAATGGGTTTCCCGAAAGACTACGAACTTATTGGCACACAGGCAGACCAAAAGAAATTCATCGGCAACGCAGTTGAAGTGACTATTGCCAGGAAGTGGTGCGAAGCACTATGTGAAGAAATATACAATCGTAAAATCAAACAATTAGCATAATTATGAACCGGAAAATCAAATTCAGAGGGCGTATAACTAAATCAACCGAATGGGTTTATGGGTCTCTTATTGTTTATCCTGATGGGGAATACAACATACTTTCTCAACGAAAAGAAAATTCATCTAAGATGGATGATTGGTGCGTTGATAAACAAACCGTTGGCCAGTTCACGGGCTTGTATGACAAAAATGGACAAGAAGTATATGAGGGGGATATTGTTAAAAGAAAAATTATAAAAAGTGATTTCTATCCTGAACAATATATGCCTCACATAAAGGAACAACATGAGACAAAAAGATGGGTTGAATCTCAAACGGGAGTTATAAAAATGTGTCCAGAAATACGCTTTGGGGAGGAGTTTATAACTCGGATGCCTAAGCAAAAAGATATAGATAATGGTATTATTGATAATTTTGATTATGAAGTCGTTGGTAACATATACGACAACCCAGAACTACTGAAAGGAGGCACGAAATGATTAAGGCTTTAATATGGGCGATAATATCGCTTTTGATGCTATTTGTCATGACATCTGGAATATCTATTCAGCTCAAACCATTTCGTATAGACATTACTTATCCATATTTCGGATTAGGAATTGTATTGACCGCCATAGGGCTTACCCTGTGTATCGGATCAGCGTACTACTATGGAATCTCAAATAACCAATACAAAGATGGCTATAAGAAAGGATTTCATGCCGGCGTTGAATATGTTATAGAATTTGCAAAACAAAAAAAGAATGAAGAATGAGCATAAATAAAGTAATCCTTCTCGGTTATACCGGCAAGGATCCTGAAGTGAAAGATGTTGCCGGGACAAAGGTCGCCAATCTATCGCTTGCTACCACGGAGAAGGGCTATACCCTTCAAAACGGGATCCAGGTTCCAGACCGCACGGAATGGCATAGTCTTATCTTTTGGAAAGGTCTGGCCGAGGTCGTAGAAAAGTATGTCAGGAAGGGTTCTCAAATCTATATCGAGGGCAAGATCAAGACCTGGCAGTATGAGGATAGAACGGGATCAAAGCGGTATGTGACAGAAATATTTGTTGATAAGCTGGAGTTATTGGGAAGTAGACTTGCCCAGCAAGAAGCCAGTCCACAATCGAAACTCTATCAACCTGAACAATCAAGAGAAGATCTTCCATTCTAAAAAATACAAGAGGCAACGCCCCGAACCACCAGTAACGTTACCTCCCCACACGATTATTTAGTACAAATATACTATTTACTTCTAAATAATTGTGCCATGTTTTCAGAAATTGCGGAAATAAAATCAATTAGAGAGCAGAAATCAAAGTTATCGGAAAGGGAAAAAGAGCTGACAGAACCTATATTGACGGACCTTGATATGATAGGAATGTTATATCGGTGGTTCCAAGAGATTATTTCTCAAAAGGAGATATTTAGGTCAGGGAATGTTACCCAACGAAAGAAATTCATTTTTATCATCTTGTTTTTGTATTCTCCGAGTACCCTTGCCGGAGGAAAGATGAAAAATGGCCTTCGAGATAAGCTGGCGGAGGTTTTAGGTGTAAATGCCCAGACAACCATATCCAATAACCGTAATAACTTGGTTTTCTCTTACCAGCTGTACAAGTATTTCCGGCAAGATGTGGATTGGATATATGGGGAGATGATGGAAAGGATAAAGCCGGAGAAGTAGGTCGGCTTCGTTAATTGTTAAAAGCAACAAATATGTTACTGTTTTCTTTGTGGTTACTTTTGTGGTTGTAACAAAAACGTTATATTTGTGGCGTCAATTAAAAAGTTCTTTGATTTTATGAAGTATTCAGAGTTTTACAAATTGATTGAATCAGCAGGCTGGACAATCAAAAAGGGAACGAACCATTACAAATATGTTCATCCCGACTTTGACTACTTTATCCCTGTCGGTAGGCATCCGGCAAAAGAGATTCCAAACGGTACTCTTGATAGTATGATGAAAAAGGCGGGGTTAAAGAAGTAAAAGGACTGCACCCACTTCGGTGGGTGCTTTAATTGACGAAATTAAAAATGGCACGATTATGAAGAAGATTAAGGCGATTATCGAAAAGGCGAATGATGGAGGTATTTCTATTTATTCGGAAGACGTGAACGGCGCGTATGGTTTCGGTCTTACGGAGCAGGAAGCCAAAGATGATTTCCTGTCTGTACTGGAAGAACAGGCTGAATATTACAAAGAGAAACATGGTGAGTTTCCTGTGTGGTATAAGTCTGGCTATTCTGTTTCGTATATTTATGATTTGAGTGGATTCTTCGAGGCATTCCCTTTCATTAATGCCAGCAAGTTCGCAAAGGAAATTGGATTGAACGAGTCTGTTATGCGAAAATACAAAGGAAAGATCGTTACAGCTTCCGAAAAGCAAAAGGCTATAATCCAAGAGGGGTATAATAATATCCTCAAAAGAATGGAAGCTGTCAGATTCTGATATTCCAGCCGGGAGGCTCCAATATAAAATCAAAGATTAATTGACAAGAGAGGGCGCATCGTTTGGGTGCGCCTTTATTGCTTTTAATGAGGTTATCAATGAGTAAGCCAGTTTAGTGCTCCAGCTCTATTTACCATTTGGGAAATTTCTTCTGTAAAATCTTATCAGAGTATTTATATACTTCATTTGCAATTCTATAATACTCAGGTTCTTCAATCCTTCGATTACATTCACTGTCTTTCTTAAGATTATCGAAGTCTTTATGCAATTCTATAATCTTTTTTGCATTTTTATCCGTCTTGTATCTTTCCTCAAATTGTACAAGATATTCGATAAGATTAGATATGTCTTTAAAAGCAGAACCACAACCATGTAATGAATAGTCTATATCTTCTTTTTTTAGAGCGTATTGTGCTTTTATTAGAAGTCTAAATAACTGCTTGTCTATATTGTTTGCAATATCAGACTTCATTTTAGCTTTTTCTTTTCTATAACTCCAGTGAGTATCTGCAATATTTTCTATAGTCCTTTTTAAATATGGGGAAACAAAGACTCCGAAAACAAAGCTAATTATTATATATATTATTTCTAATGTTTCCATATTACTCTTTATTTATAGTATTCTTTCCCTCGTATATTTTTATGTTCTGGCATACGTGGTTCTCCATCGAAATGTATTTTACCTCCGCAGTGAGGGCAGGTGATAGTATTGGCATCATCTTTCACTTCTTCCGGTGATGCAAAGAGTTGCCACATAGGAACGTCCAAAGCTTCTGCTACTTTTTCAAGCGTTGGGTAGGATGGGCTTTTTAATATGGCGTATAAGTTCTGCCTTGTAGTATTCATTTTTTCGGCAAAAGATGTCATATTATACCCTTTTTCTTTAATAAGTAATTCTATCCTATTCATGCTATTATGTTTTTTTGCAAAGATACGTTTATTATAATAGTGTCAAATATATCATTTACAAAATAAAGTTAAAAGAAAGAATATTATTTCTTATTTTGTTTGCAGTGTCAAATATATCATTTACATTTGCATCATCAAACAAGAAGTAATAACAATTAAAAGATATATGATTATGGCAACATCAGTAATTAAACAGAGAACAATAGAAAAGTTCATCATGTCAGAGTTTGCGCAGGGCAATCTGAATACACAAGAGCAAGTAGCCTGTATGCTTATCTTGGTTCAGAAGAAGTTGAATATGTCAGTAGAACAGGCTGGTGACTTTCTGAGAAACGCAATAGGCATAAATAAAAATCTCAAAATAGAAAAGTTATAAGTTTAACCAGCAGGGCGAAAGCCCTGCGCAATAATATAAGATATGTTAGCAACAGACAAGCAGATTAAATATCTTACAGATTTGACGAATAAGGTAAATCGTATTATTGATTTATGGCCTGAATGTGGCGTTGAGAAGTTTTATATAGATTGGCGGCATGAGAGAAGCAGAGGTATGAATATCAATGATGCAAGCATAAAAATAAGTGCATTTAAAAGCCTGATACGTGGCATCAACATGAAGAGAGTCCTTTTCAATTTACCACAATTCTAAGTTTAATCTGGGTAGCCTTCGGGCTACCACAATACACACGATTATGAGACGATCCCATAAAGCAGATTTTGAAAATATGGTTAATGCAAAACATCTGAAAATCTATGATAACCTTTCAGATGTTTTGCCTAATACAGATAAAGAGCTTGTAAAAGGACAGGTAGTTGATATTGTTAATGGCTATGGCTGTATAGTTGGTCCGTTCGAAATATTAGGATTCTGTGATCCTTGTGCATCTGGTAGATGTGTTTACTTAGATTGGGATTGCTATTGGTTCGCTAAGAGACCTATTGATATAATTACTTAAAAATGAATGATTATGGATATACAAGAAATTAAAAGAAGATTTGACCTTCTTAAAATGGCAAACAATGAACGCTACTGCCTATTGTCAGAACTTGCCAAAGAACTGAAAGTAAGAAAAACGGATT